GTTTGACATAGATTTCTTCATTAATTCTTTTTAATATTCGGTAGTTCTCGTGGTACTTCTTGCTTGTCGCTGGCTTATCATCAAGATAGGCGTGCCGGAGTAGGCGTAATTCATCGACGCTAAACTGACTGAGTTGCTTTCGGCTGAGTCGCATTGAGTTTGAGTATTTCGTTTTTAACGTGATGATAGTAGGCTTTTACTGAGTAGAACTCACCGTTGCCATCGAAGTCTTGCATGATGTCTAGCGGTGCGTTAACCAATGCCTCATCTACGGCGTACAGGGCAGCGTTGATAGCTTTGATATGTACCTCAACTAAGTGTCCCTCCTGCTTGCCATTTTCGATGATGTCAAAATAGTTCGAGTACAGTTGCCATGCCTTTTCTTTTGCTTTCATCTTTTAGTTTATTGATTAGTTCTATAACCTGGTCTTTGTTGTAGTAGTGCTGCATGCTATTGCGCACATGCTCTTTTAGTTGGTCGGTTGTCATTGCTCACCTCCTTTGCCTAATACTATACCCGTTGCTGGGTCAATAATTGTAATGCTGCTTATCCCATCAATTTGCTTGCAGTTCGGCAATCCCATCTGTTCGCGCTCCATTGCTTTGGCTATTTGAAAGATTTCACAATCGTCATCATATCCTTTCAAGTTATCAATCAACCATTCAACCGCTGTTTGTTTACTCATTGCTCACCTCCTTTGTATGTTTCGTTGTAGTAGTCTTTATGCTTTCCATGAAAAGCATCGCTGTGCCCTTTATCATATGCTTGTTCAATCTGCCCTCTCATCCATTTAGCACCTGATTTAAAACCTACATACAGTTCTAAAGTGGTCGTATTATGATCAGCAAAATCATCTATCTGCTCATCACTTGGTAGTTCGATTGCGGTTACATATTCATCTATGTATTGCATTATATGTTTAGCGTCAATCATTGACACTTCGCATTTTTCTGAGGCAATTAGGAACATCTCTTTTGTGTATAGTCTCATTGCTCACCTCCTTTGTATGTTTGGATGTAGTATTGTTCAAATGATTTACCGCCCTCTTCGGTGCAATTTATACCACCTTGCCAAAATTTAAATGATTGCTCACGCTCCATTGCTTTGGCTTGTTCAATTTTGGATGTTATTTCTCTTTTTTCTTGTGACGATTTGAATTCAAAATTTGACCATATTTCGTTATGTAACCATTCAACTGCTGTTTGTTTACTCATTGCTCACCTCCTTTGTATGTTTCGTTGTAGTAGTCTTTATGCTTTCCATGAAAAGCATCGCTGTGCCCTTTATCATATGCTTGTTCAATCTGCCATTGCTCCAGTGCTAAACACTTCGCCATTTCATCAAGAAACGCACGGCTGTCTGCGTTGTATACATTGAACAGATTATGGGCATGCTTCTCCACGATTCGCATTGCCTGTTGTAGTGCGGTTAAATTACTCATAGTGCTAAAGTATTAAGGTATTCACGCCACATTGGTACACGCTCCTGGAGCTTTGCGATTGCGTCTGCATCGAACTCAACAACCTTCTCATGGATGCTCTCTTGCACAGGTATATCGTATGTCCATTCCGTAGTTTCCAAGTTCGCATCTGGATAGTCATCTAAAAACCTGCCCATGTCATAGATCATATTCTTTTCGATACGCTGTGCTTTCTTGACAAATGTAGGGTCAGACTGTGCGTCAATCAAGTTCATGCGGCGTGCAAGTCTGTACTTCTCATCATTAATCATTTGCAGTGGTGCGTTCACTAGAACATAGCAGAATGTCGCACGTGGCGCACCTGTCAACCAGCAATACGCTTGACCTTGCCAATAGTAGTCTTTGCTAATGTCGCTAGTCATAGCATCAAAGAACGTGTGGATGTCCCATGAACTTTTAATGTCGGGCACGTTTACCACTAAATCCGTCTCATCATCTTTGATAAGAAGGTCAGGCGTGCCTTTGATAAAGTCATTTGCAAACATCTGCTCGTTCTTAAATACAATCTCACCACGATGTCTGCGCCACATGTCTATGGCATCATTCTCAACGGCAATACCTTTCTCAATAAACTTATTCGACATCTCTTTGTAGCGGCTGTATTTGTTCGCTACGTAGATTTCTAGCAGTGCGCTCTTGGTTGTTTCACTAAGTCCTGTCTTAGTGCGTGCATCGGTCATCAACTTACCAAGTTGCGATGCTCTGAATAATACTTGTTCCATTTATATAGTGTTTTAAATTGATAGTCAAATGTAGCAGCTATCAAGCAATACTTGACAACTGCTACAAATTTTAACAGTTAGATGGATGCAATGAATTGCCCCCTGTCTTGATTCATTAGAATTATTTGACGCTTCGCCTCCAGTTCATCACCAATCTCATGTAGCACATCGCCACTGCATGATTTGCTAATCTTGCTTAGCTGTGCAAGTTCAGTTGCTTGCTGAATAAGCTCGCGCACATACTTCACATCCTGGTCATGGCCCTGCCCAAGACTGCCCTTCAACTTGAAAGGCTTATAGGCATCTTTATTTTTTCTATTCAAATCACGGCCAAACACTTTGCCCAAACTTTGCGCAGCGTTCTTAAGACATTCAGTCTTGAGTTTACCAAATGCCAAGTCCATTGCGTTAGCTTTCTTGTTCGATGGGTTAAGCGCCCACTCATTGCGAGCCTGTGGATCATTGCGCAAATCATCGGGAACTTTATCTACCATGATGACCACGGAGGCTGCACCTGTTCGGCGTAACTCATACCCGGATATCGGATGTGTTACAACTAACTCTAGTGATGCTTGCACCTCGTTGGCAATCGTACTCCACTTAAAATTCTCAGTTCTCCAATGGCCAAAGTAGATTTCATCTAGCGTCATTTCGATGTGGCTAATGACCAGCGTTGACGCTTTTTTGTCGGGTGTAAGTTCTACACCTGCGGGGTCAGGTTCTGCGTTAAGCAGCTGTTGAAACTTTTGCAGTGCCTCCAAATTGTCTTTGTGATAACTCATAGATTTAAATTGATTTTGATGTTACGAAGATAATGATTAGTAGCGCATCAAGCAATCGTTTAACTCTTGGCAGTAGTTAAGAATTGCAAATGCGATTAGTGCGCCGATTACGTAGCGAAGGATAGTAGATGTGTTTTTCATGTTGTATAATTTTAAATTGATAGGGCAAAGCTAGTGTAAGTTCTTACTCACACACTGTTAAAAATTGTTAAAATTACGCCCACGAATAGGAGCCGTAGTTCGGGAAAAGTTCAAAGTATACACGCATCATTATGGCATCGGCGTAGTCAGGTGACTTGCCATGCATGCGGGCTATCTCGTCTTTGCTTATCACAGCTAACTTGCCGTCTGCTTCGGGAGTGCGCCTGCGTATCATGTCCAGTTCTTGCACGATGATGTCCCGGAATGGTTGCACTTTAAACACAACCTTGTTCTGCTCGATGAGTTCAGCTAGTTTAAAATAGCATTCCGCTTTCTGATTTACGTATCTATCTAGTTGTTTAGCCCTGCCACCGTTAAGGAAGCCCCGGCACTTAAGTGTATCCACCACACCACCACCTACTCCGTCTTCATCACAGATAACGTTGGCTAATCTTACGCCGTGCCTTTCGCATAGTTGACGAATGGTTGTGGTTACTGTGGTAATTGGTTGCTTGCGCAGCTCGTGTATCTCGATTAGGTGCAAGCCATGCCACACGCAAATGACCGTTCTATCTTTTCCTAGTCGCGCGATGTCGGCACTTATGTATTTATCACCTTTGCTTTCCTCGTCACGGAAGCAGCGTACCAGGTCATCGTATTGGTAAAGGTTGTCTATGGATTCATCATACTCCCAATCTCCATCCAGTAGTCGTCGTCTGTCCACTTCAGGCAGCATGCGCAAAGTTTCAATATAAGAATCGGGCAGGTGTGTGTTATCAGTTGCGAGTGATGGAATGAATGCAAGATGTGCCGGCAATGAATCGTTTTTGAACGGTGCATAGAAATCATTATACAGCCATCCCTTTGAAGGATTGCAAGTGAGTAGCATCTTCGGCGGCAAATCATATTCACGCAGCTTATAGCGTATGCGTGATTGTAAAATATCAATAGCCCTCTTTGATACTTGCGCAGCTTCATCTACATACGCATCGGTTAATTCCAAACCACCTAACGAGTGAAACTCAGGATCTGATGGATAAGCAAACAAGTCTTTTAGTATTATCTCGCTGCCATTTGCAAATGTGATAACGTGTGTTTGATTGTTGATTGTGAAGTGTTCATTGGGTGCAAGCCCTAACATACCTGCAACTTCAAAGAAAGTCTTTAGCGTAGTCTTTTTTAGCGTGTCTAATTTACTGCGGCCAATTAGCCCACGCGTGCCGGGGTATTTGAATCTACGTGATATCTGCCATGCGCAACCGATGAATGACTTACTTCCACCAGCACCTCCACCGAAAAGCACAACACGTGCCGGGTGAGAGTTACCCAACACGCGCAGTGCTTCGTTTTGTTTTGGCAAATACTGAATCATTAGAACGGCAAGTCATTGCCTCTTTCAGGTTCATTGTTTGCGTTAGATTCTTGCATAGGACTAATTTTCCAAGATAGGTACTTAACACCATTCTTACCTTCTTTAGTCCATGCAGCTATGCGTATTTGATTGCCTGATTCATCTGCACCTGCACCTGTCATATCAGGTTGATTTGTTGAAGTCTTTTTGTCGTTCTTAAATAGCACTCCTGTACCGGGCTTGTGTGTGTAATTGCTCATTGATTTAATTATTAATTATGTTTATATCATCCATCATGAATGCGATTGTAATCTTACCCCGCATGTTGCTAATCTCTGCTATTGTGAACTCTTCTTCGTCGATGCTATGGCCGTTGATAAACCCAACGTACACTTCTGTATCATCCGGGTAATTCTGCAACGCATCCCAAAGTTCACCAATGGTCATAGCTTGTACACTTCATTATCAGTTAGCAAGTAAAGTTCTTCGAGTATAAGGTACATGGCTTTGTTATCGGTCATGCTTGGCCGCATACTTCGTTTAGCCGCTAAGATAAAAAGTTTACGCAGTAATGCGTTCTCTTTTGCTATGTCGTATTGTTTCATTTTTCAATACTCATTTTGTTGTTCAATCAATTCGCGGTAACGCTCCATCCGGAATTCTGTGAACTGGTAAGGCTTGTTCTTGTACACTCTGAATCGCATGTCGTTGTCCCATTGCGGCAGCGCATCATACTCACGCATCAATGCTACTTCAAGCTGTGAAGGCTTGTCACGTGTTGGCTCTTGTGCCGGTGTCTGTAACATTTTTGCATCTAATTTTGTTACAACATCCTGCATGGCTTCGGACATTTGCGGGTGGTTGAATAGTTCGTAGATGTTGTTTTGCTGCTGTTCTTGCGCACGTACAGCTGTTATATGCACATCACGCTCTTGTTCAAATTTATCCATCCACTCATTCAAGATGGATAAGTCTAATCGATTATAGATTGTACCATAGATGCCTGCCGTACCACGATCTAAACACAACTGGATATCTTCAAGGCTGTACTTCCAATGATGCTGCACAAAGTGTTCAGCGGAAAACTTAATCTGTTCATTGTTCATGTTTTTTTCAATGTTCAGCATTGCACAACACCGGGCAATCAGCATTGATATTTTAAACTTTGTTTCTTCGCGGTCAACTTTTCTAAGAGTTGCTATCTTGTCGCATTTCACGCTCTCGTGCAAAGTCAGCTGCAATTTGGGCTGCCACATTTTGATAGTGTGCAACGTTGTCAAACTTTGATTTTCCATAGGTATTTGATTTTTGATTTGTTACTTTGTCCCATTCCCGGCGCATCCAGTTCTTAACTGCGCTTTGCCAATCCTTCATTGCCACCTTACCTGCCATCCATCCATTTGCTTCATAGTGATCCATGAAGGTGCGGGCGAAATTAACCAACTTATCTTCGGTCAGAAAGTTGTTGCCCTTCATGTTGAGTTCACCCATCAGGTTGTACACATCATTCTCATCAGGCTTCACAAACTTTTTCCGCGTAGTCTTTTTTTCATTTGCATCTTCAATTATAATTTCATTTCTATTTTCATTTTCATTTTCCATATGTGGAACATATGTTTTAGATATGTGCGACACATCTTTTTTTATTCTATTGTTTCTTCTACTTTCTGAATATGCCTTACGCTTCTGAACCTCAAGGCTTAAACGCTCATTAAAAAAATAGCCTTCTTCATCTTTCGTGAATTTGCCAAACACATCAGCATCATATGAACCACATATGCTCAACATATCTTTTTCGGTCAATCGACCTTTGTTGTGCTGAAGACAGAGCAATGTGATGTACTTGCCTTTCTGCTCCATGTTGAGCAGCATAGTACCCGTCAAGAAATCTGACGAATAAAAAAGAAATGCCGGGTCTTTCATAGAAAGTAAATACCCACCACTACACACAAAGGCTACCCAGCGCACGGATGTGCTAATGGCAATGCGGTAGTGATGGGATTTAAAAATGTTTTCATCTGAGTAGCGTTGCAAATATAGTCAAACTATATCTACTTCCAAATTAGAATCGAAGATTTACTTTATCTCTGCGTTTAAAGTTGTATATATCTTCTATCAATGTCTTGTACTGTTCACGATTAGCGCAATCAACTAAGGCAGTAGGCTGCAGTCGAAGCTTATGAAGGTATGCACATCTGTTAGATTGCTTCCAGGAATAATAATAAAATAAATTTCGCACTTAATTTCTTTAGCTGCCAACAGTCGATGCTGACCATCAATAACCTGCATCTTTTCATTAACTAAAATCGGATTGCATTTCATTCCGTACTTACGTAAACTATCCGTTAACCGTTTTACGTGAATGAGATTAGGAACGCGATTCCCATCTATTGAAGAAAACATGCCCAGATCTTTGGTTACATAAACCTTGTTGACTGGAGAATAATTTTGAACGTGGTTACTTGTCTTCACCATTGGTTCAGTTTGAACTGATAACATAAAATAAAATTGTTTTTTGTTGCCTACTCTGTAAGGTTTTCGGCTTCCCCTTTATTGTTCAAGATATACCTTGATTGTTTTTGTAAATTCTTCAAATGACCTGCACACCTTAACGCAGTACCCTGCATTGATAAGCTGTGCGTGAACGATTTTTTGCGTGTCTGAAAGTTTACCCTTTTCGGTTTTCATCTCGATGAACAGTGCGTGGTATGGCCCGTTGCTCATGCATATCATGAGGTCAGGCATTCCCGGCATAGCACCTTCAGCCTTTAATAGATTCCACCTGCGTGCCCTTTGCACTAGAGTGCCACCGATGTATACACCGTTCGGGAAGGAAGCAATGAGTGTGCGAGGGAATGAGTATCTAAACCACTCAACACACCGTTGCTGTATCTTACTTTCTTCATGCTTCATGTAGTAACTGTTTTGTTGCGCACCAAAATAAGCCAACATAATCACCATTCGTAGGGACTTCAACTACGGTTAAGTCATTCTTTAACTCCATCCACTCCCAATGGCCCAACGGATCAACCGTTACATCGTGTCCAGTGGGCCACGGTGAATACGCGACCAGGTGAATTGGCACAGGTGCATCAAACTTCACAATAAAGTTGAATCCGTGATCTATTGTGACAAGGAAAAACATACGCTGTGCGTTAAAGACTTTGCGATACGTCACGTTTTTAAACCGGTCCACATCTTTGATTTGATACTCCATTAGCAACTCGCGTTCAAGTTCTTCCTGATGTTCTAGGTAGTTCAAGTTCTGCATGATGTGCCGCCACTTCTTAGTTGACTCTTTCGGATTAAATGCAAGCCGTGACCACTCAGATAGAACTTTACTGCTAACACCTAGTTCCTTTGTCATCTTGTGGTGTGGGATATTGCCGTAATTCTTTTTGATATAATACACTTGTTGTGGTGTGGGTTGGTTACTCATCGCCTTCGTGTTTTATTGTGATTTGTTTTACTAATTCATGTACCGGGACTTTAAATGCTTTGGCAAGCTTTTGCAGCTGCTCCAACTTGATGCTGTTATTATCACGGCACCAGTTGTAGATGGTCTTTCTTTCCACGGGCACGCCGTGTTTTTGCATCGCCCGAAGGAGGGCAGACTTGCTGCCCATCCTGCGGTTGATGTATAGAGTTAATCGGTCTTTACTCATATGCTTGGTCTTGCGTCTGGGAAGATTTTGTAGAACAGTTCACGGTGGTGCATTGCGAAATGATGACTGAACACTGCCTCATCGATTTGCTTAAAGCCTTCACGATGTTCGGCGCGTGCAGCTATGCAAGATTCAAGCATATACTTTTCAAGCTGACGTGATTCAATCATGAACAGTGTGCCGTCATTGCGCACTTGCATTTCTACATGCTCAAGGTTTTCATTAATGCTACCGTAGCAAGTGTGAAAGCCGTTGGTGTTTTGAAAATAAAATGGTAGTGTTACTTCAATTTCACTAACTACCATTGGTTGTTTGATTTGGATTTTCATTTCTATTGTGTTTATTGATTTTTAAAAGGTAGTGCGTTATGCAGTCGCACCCCTGCTTTGTTTTTTACTTATTAGCTGCGTATTGGTAGCAAGCATCTAACAGTTCACGTTGTGCCTTAATCGGTGCGCTTTCGTCAAGCAAGGCAGTTACATCCCACTCGCCGCACGTTACGCGCATAATCTCAACGTTGTCGATAAACGTTTCGTAGTGATTGTCATCTAACCAGTTTTGGTAGGTGCTGAAATCAAACATTACTTCAACAGTCATGTCGATGCTGCTGAATGTGTACTCAAATTTTGTTGCCATTGTGTTTAAATTTTTAAATTGATTATCTTTACAGGGACAAATGTAATGCAATGGGTAACAAATTACCTAATATTTTAACATTTATTTTTGGTGGATTGTGTAAGTCGTGAAATATCAAGGCATTACAATTCATGGTTGGCGAAGGCTAACGGCTTGACGCACGACAAAAACAGGGCAGGTGACTTAGTGCATGAGGTAATAACCCGGCTACTCGATAGGCCGCGCGAAGATGTGGAGGATATAGTGTGCAGGGGTAAGGTTAGGCAGTATGTTGATCGCGCACTGTGGCTATCATGGCATAGTAATCGCAGCGACTACGCCACACGCTATCGCAAATACTATGAATTCGTGGTAGATAAAGCAGTAGATGACGCACAGCAGGATGAAACATGGCTTGGCCACTTTATAGACGGTGAGTATTTATACAGCGCAATCGGTAGGCTCAATGAACATGATGCAATCTTATTGCGTCTATACTCCAAACCTGACTTTGACTATAAACAACTCAGCACAGATACAGGCATACCCTACCCATACCTGCGTCTATCAATACACAGAGCATTAAAAAGAATCAGAAACTATGTACAACTTCAACGTGCCTCCAGTAATTCAACGCGAACGTCTGGAGATTTGTAAGAAATGCAAATGGTATAATCATAAATGGGGCACTTGCGGCACGCCTTTAATAGGCGGGACAGTAGATCCCGAAGAAAACTTTGTGACTTACTACAAAGAACCAGTGAAGTTATGCGGCTGCTTTATGTCTCATAAGGTAAAGTATCGTTTTACATCCTGCCCCGCTCACAAGTGGTCAGCGTTGAACTGGAGTGATGCGGACATCTTAAAACTAAACGAGTTTATTGAATCCATCACAGGCAAACCAAAGATAACGCAGGAAGATAACGAGGTGCTGTTTCGTTTTTTCAGTCAGATGACGGGCAAGCGTGAACAACCTACCACCTGTGCATCTTGCATTCGTGAACTCATCACTGAGTTTAGAAGACAACTAGGGAAGTTGAATGAACAGCACGGGCCGAAATAATTGTAATTAACAAATCTTTACAACATGCCATTTGAAAAAGGTATATCAGGAAATCCTAACGGTAGGCCGCAGGGTGCGGTCAGCGACAAGGTAAGAATGTGGAATGAACTCGGTGAGTGGTTCGTGCAGGAAGGTGCGCAAAAGTGTATGCGCATTATGAACGACATGGAGGATGAAGAGTACATCAAACACTACACTGCGCTACTCGAATACTTCAAACCAAAACAAGCCCGCGTGACTCATGCCGGGGATGAGAAAGCCCCTGTTATTATTCAGGTGCATTCAGACTTGTAACAAAATCACATTAAAAACTACAATACAAAGCAAGATGAAAGTTAGAGTGAACATAGCGGCTAATGCAAAGGCTGTTACCATTGGTCAATACATTGACTACTGCAATGCGGTTGATGCATCGGAGCGTGTGCGAGTGATCACGGGAAAGAACATGGATAGCATTAAGCTATTACAGGCAAACGTGATAGACGAAATCATAATGAAGTTTGAAGCTGCCATACAACTTTGCACGGATGGCTTTGAACGCAAGGTGCGAGTTGGTGCTATTGAACTTGGATTTATTCCCGACCTCACACAGATGACATTTGGTGAGTATGTTGACCTTGACAGCACATGTACAAACTTGTACAAAGATGGCAAGTTGAATGCAGATGCTGCGTTAAAGATGATGGCTATCCTATACCGTCCAGTGATGGCGAAGTGGGCAGGACGCTATGACATTGAAAAATATGATAGCTTGAAAGTACCTAGCTACATCGACGATGTAAAGAAGCTCACGCTTGACCATGTACTGAATGTGCTGGTTTTTTTTTCAAGTTTAGAACAGGAACTATATGGCAGTTCCCTAGACTATTTGGCAAAAGAGATAACGGAGATAGTGACGGAGGCAGCGAAGATGAATATACTCCAGAGGGCTTAGATGTCTACGGTTGGTTCCACATCATTGAGGTGTTGGCCGACCGAGACATCACCAAGTTTGATGCAGTGACCGACCGTAGGGCATACGAAGTGTTTACGCACTTGACATACTTAGCCGACTATGTACAGGTGCAAAAAATGGAAATGAAAAAACGAAATAGGTAATGAATAGTTACAATTACAGTTACAACGTTTTGATTAATCGCCTGGAGGCATTTGCCGCAGGTCACTTACTCATCAAACGATTCACACACGGTCAGATTGATTTGGCTGATATGGATCAAGATGAGCAGTATCCATTCATGCACGTTGTACCTAACAACATCAAACCTGTTGACGGTGGGATGCAGTTTGATTTTCAAATCATCTTTGCAGACATCCCGCGTGACAAAGAAGTCAAGGCCGAATATCAACGCGAAGTCATTAGCGACTGCGTGCGCCTTGCACAAGATTTGATTTCCGAAGTGAAGAACGGTCTTGTGCTATTTGGTTTTGATGTGCAGCTGGTAACGCCGCCCGTTATTGAACCATTCATGGAAGAGTATAAGAACACGCTCACGGGTGTGACGTTCTCACTTCAACTCGAAGTTCCGTGGGACTGGAGTGCCTGTGACATTCCCGCTGTGTGGGCTGTTGGTGGTTCATCATCAGGTGGCAGCGGTTCGCCTATTGGGATAGTGCTACGCACCAACGGCGTAGACAATGCGGTGCAAAATATACTTGACCTTGTTGCCGGGACAAACATCACATTAACAGACAATGGTGATGGCTCGGTAACGTTTGATGCAAGTGGTGGAGGTGGGCCGCAAGTGTATGTGTCAACTGAGTATAATACAAATCACACAACAGCACAAGGCAATCCGTATGTAGTAGGTGACCGTGTATGGTACAATGGCAGCGTGTATGCGTGCATAGCTAATAACGATGCAATCAATCCAACTAATCCTAGCTATTGGGCACTGCAAGCTGTGGGCTATCGCTTGCGTCAATCACCCGTAGACTGGAATGCGACAAGTGGAGACTATCAGATATTGAATAAGCCGACTATACCAGCGGCACAGGTAAACAGTGATTGGAATGCTGTGAGTGGTGTCGCTGAAATATTAAACAAGCCAACCATACCCGCTGCGCAGGTTAATTCAGATTGGAACGCAGTTAGTGGCGTGGCGCAAATTTTAAACAAGCCCACTATTCCAAGTGCTCAAAATTTACAGGAAGTCACAGATATAGGATTTGAAACCACCAACAGTATTATAACTAAAAACGTTTTTGGCTTTCAAGTAAAGACGACATTAAATCAGGTACTTGCCCAAATGAAGCCAAATGGGGCGGGAACTGAGGGCGTAATAACCATTAACAGTAATAACGGATTAGATCCATCAACAAACTACAAACGCGCGGGAATAAATAACATTAATTTCCCTACATCAGGCACAGGCGTTTTCGCTTTGTCAGTTAACGGCGTTACACCAAATGCAGCCACGGGTGATATAACTATCTCAACAGGCAGCGGCACGGTTACATCAGTAGGCCTTACTATGCCTTCACCAACTAACGCCGCATTCAGTGTTAGCGGTTCACCCGTTACAACAGCGGGCACACTTGGTGTCACAGCAAACGGCACAGTTGATCAGTACATAGATGGCACAGGCGCACTGCGCACACTTCCGTCAACAGGTGGTGGTGGTGGTCAGATATTTTATTTTAACGGGAATGTATCACAAGGTACAATAGGCGGTAATAATTACTATGAACTTGGCACAGCTGCTAACACTGGACCCGCTGCTAACTTTACACGTGCCACAACTGGTGTAATCGCTCGTTTTATTACAGACGTTGGTTCACCCAATCACGTGTTGATTCCTGCGGGTGTTTGGACTATTGACATATACTTGAGTGAGGCGGGCGGTGGTTCAAACCACGCGCAGATACTTGCCAAACTTTACAAGTATAATGGCTCAACGTTTACGCTCATTGCCACTTCCACTGTGGAAGAAATAACGAACGGAAACGTACCTGACTTATATACCTTCACTATATCCGTACCCAGTACTGTAACGGCAGCAAGTGATCGCATACACATTGAGTTTGATATTCAGAACACAAACGGTAAGACCGTCACGCTATATACAGAAGATAGCCGCATAGGTGAAGTACACACTACATACGCAATCGGACTTAGTTCTTTAAATGGCCTAACAGAAAGCACACAAAACTTCGCAGTTGGTACATCTGGGACTGACTTTGCAATCAATAGCGTAGCAAGTACGCACACATTCAACCTGCCCACTGCAAGTGCGGCAAATCGTGGTGCGTTAAGTAGCGCAGACTGGTCAACCTTTAATGGTAAGCAAGACAGCATCGGACTTACTACCGTAGGTACTAACCTTGCCACGCTACCTAATCCAAGTGCTGTGCGTTACTTGCGTATCAATGCAGATAATACCGTGAGTGCTTTGACACTTGCACAACTCAAGACAGACCTTTCAGTAGGTACGGATATTAGCGTTGTTTTAGCGGCTGACGTGTTAACCGTTGGCACGGGTTTCGAGGATGTCACGGGGCTGAGCTTTGCAGTTACGGCGGGCAAGACATACAAGTGGCGCGCTACTATTCGCTTTGCTATGACATCAGGCACGGCTATGTTTTCAAGCAACGGCCCAGCGGCATCAGTAAACAACGCACGTTTTACCATTACCACAGCTGCAACGACTAACGCGGTAACTAACCAGACTGCATACGATACAGGTACAAACGTAGCCGTAGCAAGTAGCGGATTAGCAACGGCTGACGGGATTGTAAGGGTAACTGCCTCGGGTACTTGGATAATTCGTTTCAGGTCGTCGATTGGTGGAAACTTTAGAGCGGGTGCGGGCAGCGTACTTGAATATTCAGAAGTATTATAATGGAAGATTACGAAGCACTACTAAACGAATATGCGGCTACGGTCGTTGAGCGTGCGCAAAGTAACCTGCGCATCAAACGCCGTGTGCGTGGTAAGGTAGTGAATCGTGTCGCATCGGGGACATTGCTTAACTCACTAACGTACAAACTGCGCATCCGTTACAACAAGCCAACTATTGACTTCACAGTGAAAGGTCAGGCGGGTAATTATGCAGATGTGATTGAGTATGGAAGAAAGCCCGGTGCAAAGATGCCGCCTGTTAGTGCGATTGAAAAGTGGATCAAGATAAAACCATTAAAGCTACGCAATAGACAAGGCGAATTCATCAAGTCAACTGAAAGCGCAATCAAGTCGGCAGCATTTGCCATTGCTAAGAGCATTGGTGAGAATGGTATTCAAGGCATCAACTACTATCAAGATGCAATCAATGATACATGGGAAGATTACAGCGAGCAATTAATACAGGCATACGCCAAAGGTGTTGAACAAAGATTCTTACTTAACTTAAGATAATGGCAATAACTATCGAAGACCAGCCGTATAGCTGGAGCGCACGCGGGCAAAAGCTCATGATTGTTGCATCAAGCACAGAAACTGCGCAAGATGGCTTTCAGTATGGTGTGACAGTTGATAATAACACCACAGGAGAAAGTTATAACTTTTTCATCTCACCTGCAATAGATACTAAATTATACTTCGATTTGCAGTCGCTTATCCAGTTACGCAATCGCGAAGCACAAGGTGATCAACTGCACAACTTAAACACGGGCACGCTCGATGATACATCAACTTGGAATAGTATAGATTTTAGCGTTGCTGAATGGTGGATTGTTGCGGGCGTGCTAACTGAAAACGCTGAAAGTGGTGTATCAGGAACTGAGATACTTGTAGACAATCAGTACTACCAACCAACGGACGGTTATAAACCAAATCCCGAAACGGGTCTGCAAGCTGTCAAGTTTTCCATGAGTAGTACAGCATCACTTGCCATGAGTGATAGGCAAGCAACAGAAAAGTATCCTTCTATTTTTGCTACATGGGGACTTGCAAAAGGTAAGATTGCTATTGCTGTACGTGAAGAGGATTACGGATTGCTTTACGTGCCGGGTACTTCAAACTATCTAAGCAACAATGTAGCAAACTCATGCAACATAACGCTAGTCGGTAGCACAGGTCTTCCGATATCTGCTAGCATTACTATGAATGATTATGAGGTGGAGGGATTGCCAATATTTCCTGCTAACTTAAATGCGCGTGTTGGCTTTGCCGCGAAGCCTTCTAGTTTTCCAAACTGGAGATACTACCGCGTGCAAATATTAAGTCCAGCAAGTGCAACGGTCAGCGTTGACTACATCTTTTGGAATGAGTGTGTGTATGGTAACTGTGAATGCAATTGGCCTAATGTGCGATTAGCTTGGGTAGGTGCTCGAGGCGGTTACGAATACTTCAACTTTAAAAAGAAGTCAGAATATACTACCGAGGTAGATCGTAAAACTTACAAGCGTCCGCTGTTCAATAGTTCGCCCACTATCTTCTACGCAAATGACCGTGGGCTTAACCAGCGCACTAACTTAGCGCAGCGCGTATTGACCGTGACAACCGACTTTATCACACAACAAGAATTCATATACCTACGTGGATTGATTGTAAGCAATCAGGTGCATTTGATTAACGATGACGGAAGTTATATAGCAGTCAACATTGATGACACATCCTACGTAGAGAAACGCACCTATGATGGCAAGCTATACAACTTGACATTGAAAGTAAGAATGGCAAACGAATACTGGACATAACATGAACGGTGAAGTACAATTAATAGTAACGGCAGGTAGTGTAGTAACCTATAAAACAGGAGCGCAGCCAAACTTTGTTGGTCCAATTATTCAAAATGACACAAGCGTCCCGCCATTATTAAGCAATGCTATTTTAAATGCTTTTGTAACTCAGGTCACAAACGGTGGGGATGGCACTATTAAGGCGTATGATAGCTCGGATAATTTACTCGCAACCTATCAACTCAATATTGTAGGTACAACCGTTGGAGCTTTAGAGGGTCAGTTTAGTTTTCAATTACTCGACGTTTTTGCCCCCGACCCAAATACAGTCTATATAACGTTCACGATTGGTGGCGTGTCAAGTTATTATCTTGACCTTTTTGAGAATGAAAGCATATCGCAGAATTGGCAGTACACCGACCTTAACAACTTTCAAGCGTTAGGAGCGTTTAGCCGTGAGTTTAGAATCCCGGTTACTGACCGCAACCAACTCGCGCTCGGTGCGCTATTCGATGTAAACTATTCAGGCGGTGTGAACAACTACTTTCACTACAAATTGCCTGCTGAGATTCGCGTTGATACGCTGCCCATCGCAAAAGGTTACGTGCGTGTAAGAAAGATATACCAGCAGCAGGGCAAACTCAATGAGATTGAACTTGCTTTCTACGCTGAGACACCTGACCTATACAAGTCCATTGGTGAAAAGAAACTAGCGGCACTGACCGACCTGCCCAATCTAAACGAGGTTGTCAAGTATGATAACGTGACGCTAGCAACTAGCGAAAGAATATGGGCGTTAATGGATCGCGGGCAACTGTGGAGTGAGGAAGGACAGGTGAATACACGCCGCATTTTTGATAGCACCACGCCACTATTTGCTACTGACCTTACGCCCGCTGTAAGATGGGACTATTTGCTTGAACAAATCTTTGCAGATGCAGGCTTTGAACTTGAGGCAGGTTCGCTCATGACAATCCTCGGAGGCTATTACATGCCGTGGATAAATAAAAGCTATTTAGATACTGATGACTTAGGTAGTCAGTATGCGTATCGTAGCTATAACGCATCTACTATCACTATGCCTGCAGTTGGTAATGGTGCTATAAGTGCCTATCAATATTATGCACCTGTGTCGGAGGCGTTCGACAATAACGCGAACTTTGACCCGACAACGGGAATATACACAGCACCAGGGGGCGGATTGTTTACCTTTCATATTTCATTATCAGTATCAATTACAGGCACAATATCTACTACTGCGTTTAATAACTTTCAAGTATTTATTGTAATCAATGGCGGTACGCCTCAGTTCCTTGACTCTTGGTTTATCCGTAATTCCTTGTTTATAGATTTTAATTATGGCGTAAACTTACTTGCTACTGATACAGTCGAGTTTGCATTTAGATGGGAATCTGCAACAGGATTTGCAGCAACATGCACAATAAACGCGGGCAGTGGTGATATTGGTGCTTCATTAATTGAACTTGTCGGTACACGCTTTGACTATGGATCAACATTCATTTACAATCTGAACGCACCTGATATGCGGCAGATTGATTTTTTGAGTGATGTGATTAAGATGCACAACTGTGCTATTGTGCCTGACCGTATCAATCCAAACAAGATTAGCATTGTGCCATACAATAGCTATATAGGTAGTGGTGATGATAAGGACTGGAATGCAAAGCTAGACATCAGCAAAGACATCACGATTTATAGCACGGTTGAACTGCAAAAGAGTAAAACAACATTTACTTATACAGCGGCTGAGGATTACTTGTCTAAGTTATACAAGGACAACGGACGCATCTACGGTGATTACAAAGCAGAAGGATACACTGTAAATCCTGATACAGCGGTAAGTTCATTTACCACTGGAGATAACACCGTACAACTCGTAACACGCAGCATGCCTTGCGGACTTATTCCCGGAACAAACATGGCTGTGCCGCAATTCATCAATGACAAGAATGAGTTTATTGTGCCGGGTCCGCGCTGCGGTTTTAGCGTTAGTACATTTGCTATACAGCTATTCGATGACAGCGTGGGAGTTGAGGCGGCAGTGTTGTCTACAGTACCTACCCTATCACATTATAGTGATCCATTCCCTTCACTTGATGACTTCGATTTGAACTGGGCACCTGAAGTACCACCATCGCAGATTAACGCTAACCCATACAACAACCTGTTCAATTTGTATTGGCGCAATGCGATGAATGAACTGTATTCTCCTGATGCGCGAATCATGGAGGCTTACTTCGCGCTTGACCTTAGCGATATTCTCACATTCAAGTTCAACGACATCATATTTGTGAACGGTGCGCAGTGGCGCATACTTGAGGTAACAGATTATAAGGTGGGCAACTTTGAGTCGACACGCGTGAAGCTCATGAAGTACCTACGCACGGAGGCTGACTGCTCATCCACTCCCGGAACGATTAGTACAAACGGTGTAGTAAACTTTGTAGACGGTAACGGTGACCCCGTAGCATCAACACAAAGTTGTTGTGTGCGTTACGGCTATTCATGGAGTGAGAGCGAAGCGATATGCTTTGCATTTAATCAGGGGGGTGATAGACCAACCAACGGCATCATAGGCACAACCACAGCACCGATACCTCGCAATGTTATATTGAATCAAAACAATGGCAACTTGGGCAGGACAGAATCAGGTGTAGCTATTGATATTGTAGGTGGTAACAACAACACACTGGCAGTTGGTGACACGCTAAAACTTGATGCGGAAGTAAGGGGTAATGTAATGCTCGGTAAAAACGTTTACACCAATATGCCCGGCTTTCATCTTGGTGGTGGTTTTACCGCCGATGACCGCACGTTATATAGCGAAGGTAGTAGGCAATACGGTGTAGTTATACAGGGTATAAAGGACACGCTTACAGCAAGTGGCAGCAAGTTGAATTTTACTATTGAAGATAAGGCGGCAAGCTATATTCAACTGCCAAACGACACGCACTTAATGTGTGTAGTCTCAATTAATGTCTTTGATTTCGCTAGTAATTTTTTCCACTCGTCACTGCACCACGTGTTTTTGCGCAAGGTCGGAGGCACTGCATCCGCTTCGGCAGTCTCAACAATCAATACTATCAATTCATTCCCGTCACTTACGCTAACGTTTAGCGTTGATACCACAACTAACACAGCACAGCATAGAATGATTATGACTGCGGGCGGTGGTGGTTTTCCTCACAGCGTGCAAGCAACAATGTCAATTCAATATACTCAAATCCGATGAGCACACAAATCAAAAACAGCATCAACTACATCAAGGCAGGGGTGAATCCACACACCAAACACAACAAGGCGTTAAAGCCGTGGCAACGCATGCTATGGAAGGTCACGCTTTGGACGTGGCGTTTATTCATCCTGTCACTTATTGCAATCGCTATATATAACCTATTCTAAACATGGCTGATACTATTGTAAAATCGTTTGTAATTGACACCTCAAAGGCTGAGCAAAACTTGCGCAGTCTCGATGCCGCAACCATCGTTACCAAGAACTCACTTGATGCGTTGTACAATCAACTTGTGCAACTCGATGCACAGTTGAATGGGCTTGATCCAAACAGTGAAGCGTTTGCAAATGTCAACACGCAGATACAGGCATTAGAGGCTACTATTTCAAACATTGAAACGGGCGGCATTCAAAGTATAGGCACTGCAATAGATGACATTGATACAGCCAAAGTCAAAGACGTGGGCGATGCAATACAAAGCATTGACACTGGAGATGCTGCGCGTAACATCGAGAATGTAGCGGACGCAGTTGAGCAAGTTGTTGTTCCCGTCAATCAGTTGTCAAGTGCTACTGGAGAACTCAACTCGGAGTTAAATGCAAATAGTGGCGCGGCTAGTAATGCGGCTAACGGATTAAACGAATTACCAGAAGCAGAAAAAAATGTTACTGCATCTACCAAATCACTTAAAGCCCAGTTAAAAGATTTACAGGCAGAGCTTGCGGCGACTGAACCTGACAGTGCAAAGTATCGGGAACTTGCACAAGCTGCGGGTGAACTCAAAGATAGAATTCAAGATGCAGCGCAAGCGGTAGGCACACAGGCGGGCGGTGCGTTTGAGCGCGTTGGTGGATCACTAGGATTAGTGACCTCACGTATATCTAATCTAGATTTTGAAGGTGCGGCTGAGGGTGCAAAACAGTTAGCCGTAAACATCGGGCAGGTCAAGCCGGGTGATATTGCAAAAGGAATTAGCAGCATAGGTAGCGCATTTGCATCCGTTGGTAAGGCGTTGCTCACTAACCCAATATTCTTAATTGGTGCAGCCATTGCCGCTGCTATTGTGTATGCGGATGAGTTGTTGAGTTTGATTGACGGTGTGACGGATGCGGAAACCGAACGCTTAAACGCACAAACAGAAAGTGCGGCTAAGTCTAAAGAACAATTAGATGCAATTGGCCAGCAAGAAAATATCTTGCGATTAGCAGGTAAGACTGAAAAAGAAATATTGCAGACCAAGATAGCGCAAGCACAACAAGCTATACTTGACCAAAAGGCAGTAATTGAAACACTACGCATACAAAGAGATGCGCAGATTCAAGCAGCCGAAAGAAATCGTGATATTCTCAAAGGACTTCTAAACTTTGTTAGCTTACCGATTACAGCACTGCTTGCGGGTGTTGATATACTAACCCAAAAACTAAACTCGCTCGGTTTAATCAGTGATGAGACATTTGCAAAGTTTGGAAATTTGCGTGACAAGTTCACAACA